CCTCAGATGGCGCGAATTGAAAAAGATTTCTACAACGTTCAATTTCATTATGCGTTCCTTGAAAATGGCTCAACGGACAGTACAAGGTCTATACTACTACAAGAACAAAAGCGACGAGGATCTGAAGATACGTTTTTCATTATGGAAAGCATGCCTCAATTGGATGACTTGGATGAACTTGAAAGAAGTCATCGCATCGGTATTTTGAGAAATCTTCTCTGCAATGAAATTCAAGTACGTGGCCTGTTTTGTAACGAGACGGCAATGGCAATGTCGAATTGGGTACTGCTCTTTGACTCCGACATTATTTTTACTGCCAAAACATTTACGCAATTGTTCACAGACGCTATTCAGTATTCGGAAACGTATGCTGCCGTCGTCGCGAATATTCGAGAACCAAAATCAAATATCTTTTATGACACACTCTCATTCAATTATGGTGATTATTTTTGCATGAGAGAAAATTTTTGCACCATGGTACATGAAAAACAGCTGCACGAACTTATGATGGATGTCGAAACTTGCTTTGGAGGAATGATGCTCATTCGAAAAGAGCTATACGATCTTTGTCGCTGGGGCCAAATTCCAAGCGTTTTGGTCTCTTCAAGCACAAAACTATCTTGTGAACATTATCATTTCTGCCGCATGCTTCAATCCTATGGGAAAATCGGTATTTCTCTTCTGTCTACCGGAACGTACATTGAACATTGGTCCAATGACTTGATTGTTTGCTAACCATTTAGGTGATTTGGGATTCAAATACATGTTTGTGCAATTTTTCTTTCAGAAAAGCGTCTTCTTTGAGTATCTTTTCCGTTGTTCTTAAAAGATGACGAACGAGCTGGTGCATTTCAATGACGGCAGAAGCTTCCTTTTCCAAGTAGGCATGGAAGAGGTCATGGCGATATATATTCAACAGTTTCTCCATGAAATGTGTCAAATCGTCTTCTTTCGCAGCTTTGAAATACTGATGATTATCTTCATTGTCCTGAATCAATTCGTCCTCCTTTTCCAATAAGATCAATTCAAGTTCGTCCTTTAGCCTTTTCCATTGCTCCTCCTTTGCCAAGATCCGCTTCGCAAAACTTTTCGCGACTTTTGAGTGAAGTCGACAGTAAATTTTTTCGTGTTGGTAGTAGGCTTTTATCTGATAAAGCCGATTTACTTTCCACAAGTTGCAAAACGATACCTCATTTAACATATTTGTCAAAAAGATGCTCATGACATAGGGTTCGAGCGATTGAAGATTTGCGAAATGATGTTTCTTTAACGCGAGATCTGTCACGAGAAGGTGGGCTTTTGAAATCGGATCCTCAAAGAGGGTATGACTTTGTTTCCCAAATTCTGTAATATTTTCTTTCCCATCTTTCATCATAATTTCGCCAATGGTTTTTTGTTTTAAAAAAGAAAAACTCAGATACGAGTTGGTGGTATGAAGGAAGTAGGATATCTGCTCAAGTTGTTCCTTAAATCCACCAATGTGCATGGCAGAAACAGCAGAACAAGTGTGTTTTTTCTTCTCAATCCACGCAAAAAGACGTGCCAAGGAGTAGACATAAGAAATACTGAGCGATTCGTGTTCCATCGAAGTCAGTCGCGTCTCGCTGTCGCAGCTCGGAGTCAAGAGTGAAGAAAGTACTTGGTCAAGTTCAACGACGGTATTATGCAGACGGTAGATATGTTCATACGTTTCGTTCTTTTCTTTCAATATTCTTGAGAACGTTTCTTTGTTCGAACTGTTAAAAGTGGAAAATTGTTTCAATGCTCGTTGCCCGATGTAGTTTTGCCATGTTGAAAAGCAGGCGAAACACGAGTTACCTACCAAAACAATCATGGTAGAGATAAATGTGATATTGTCCATTTATTTTCCCACATATATTTTCTATCTATCATAATAGTTTTCTGATTCAATTTTCAAATGGACGCCTCCACAGTTACAACAACGTCTGTTCCTAGTTATGGACTTAGTTTCTCGGACATGATTGCTATCGTCGTCATTGTATCTTTCCTTTGTATTTTCTTCACCTTCAGTATCACATACAACTCTGGAGACTTCCGCTTTTCATACGATTCCATCTGGAACTACATACTCGATCGGAAACATCAGGCGGAGACCAATGCTCAAAATGCAGAAAATGAAAACCAGTATGTCATTAGGCAATTGCCCTATGGTAAATATTCTTGGTGGAATTTCATGAAAATTGATTGAAATAAGTTGTGACCATGTTTTCTCAAATAAAATATGTTATCTTACAAATAAAATGGAAGCTAGTCAAATCATTTTACTATTACTAGTACTACTTGGTGTCATTGGCCTATTTACCTACTCGCTTCGTTTGAAGACAATGAGTGAAGGTTTTACGTCAACCCCTACTACGACTCGAAAGAAAAAAGTTCGATTCCATGGCATTGTCAAAGAAATCATCTAGATAACTTCATGAGACGAAACATAGCTTCGAGAAAGAAACGTTTTTCTCGTTCAATATTACTGCAAAAACCTGCCTCGTCCAATCTCTTTAACTCATCAAGTATACATTGATCCGGTGACAAATGTAAGTGGGAAATGGTGTGATACCTAGTTTTACTACAAGAAGGTGGAATCGTCTCCATAAGTTTGGAACAATTGAGTAGATGTAAAAACGTTCTTTTTCCAATCATAGATGTTCCGTTGAAACATAGGTCATATGTGATGTTGTCAGTGACGAAATAGTGATTGCGAACACGGAAGGGCGGATCCAGTTTAAATTTTAAAAACCGACGAGGTCTTGTTAGAAACGTGGCACTTTCCTCGGTATCCGGTATGATTTCATTTCGCAATATTGTCACAAGGTTCAAGACTTCAAATTGTTTTGGTATGGAAAAGGAAAAGGAATCGATGACCGTTTCATTGATGTACAAGACAAGTTTACATTTTTTATGCAAACTTGATACCACATTGGTAACATTGGTTGTATTGAGCATGTCATGCTTCGCTAAAGACGAGGGACAGTGAGCTTGTGTCAGTTGGAAGGACGTGTCAAGATAGAGAAAAAAACGGGAAAGCTTAAAACTTGCATTGACTGAAAAGATAAGCTCTTCAAATGCGGGTAAGCTTTGAGGGACGAAAATTTGACTTACTGCTCGATTTCGGTTACAAAGAACTATTAAGTCGTCAAGACAAAACATGCAATCGTCTTTGCATGTGTTATAACTTGATGCAAACGGTCGTGTCAATGGTCGATGATTGTGAAAGAAAAGAAAAAGAAGTGGTTCGATTTTCTCTTTTGGATTTTGGCGGTTGTCCAAAATATGGCAAGTCAGATAAATTGGCAAAAAGAACTGATAAAGGTGATTTTTGGCCATCGATGCACGTATGGTTTTGACAAAGTTCGCTTGACTAAGCCATTGCTCCGTACCAACTTGTCCAAAATCCAAGAAGTAAAATATAGCTTTTTCATTGGCAAGCAGCAAGTCTTCCTGATTGTCATAAAAGGCAATATATGTTCCGTCACTTGGAAGAAACGATGACTGCATGAGTATTTCTTGAAATATCGTTGTCATTGTCTTGAAGTATTGTGGCATTTTTTTCAAGGCAACTATTTCATTTTTTTGCAATTAAATTTAACAAGTCTTATCAGAATTTAAAGAAAACTTGCTTTCAATAATCTAAATAAATCATGTCAACCGAATCTTCCAATTCTTCCAGTAATTCTGCACAAGAATCTTTAAAAGACAAAAAGAAAGAACTCCTTCAACTTTTGGAGGAATTTAGTAAATCTTTTCGTCAAGATATCAAGAAAATGAAATCGCTCATCAAAAATCAGTTTGGTGCCATGTTCAAAGAAGTACAACGTCTTCGTGCAAAGCTTGGCATCGTCGTTCCACCGAAAAGTGACGAGCTGGTAGATTTGAAAACTCTTTTGGATACCCTTGATATGATGAAAAACGGGGCAGTGCAAAACCAGAATTCGATGAAACAGAAAGTCCAAGAGTTCTATCGCAAAGGAACAGAAGAAAAGAACAAGAAGAAAGTTGCCATGACAACCAGTGCTTTGCGACAAAAATGCAACGGATTGACGAAAGAGTACAATATCTCTAACCGTCTCTGCCGTTTTATGCAAACCGAGGAAAATACACGTAAATGTCGAAGTGAAGTGACCAAGTATATCCACGATTACATACAGAAAAACCAATTGAAATCCAAAATCGTGGGTTCTGGCAGCTTTACAGTTGACGAGACGCTCTCTGATCTATTTGAAATGGAATCCGGAAAACAAATTGCCTTTTTCTCTCTTCCCGGTCTTCTGAACAATCATTTCAATTACAAATCTTCCACTGTTTAAAGAAAAAGGGCAAGTGCAACAATATCTCGAATGGTGAAAAGACGAATCTCTTTCTTTGAGTCAATCTCCCACAAACTCCATGTGCGTGGTATCAACAATCCATTTCCAGACCTCAGTACAATTTCCGTTTCTTTCTTTTTGTCAAGAGAATGATATAGACGAACGCGGCATCTTTCGGAACCATCTTCTTTGTTTGCAGCACCAGATGTACATAATAGTACTGACCATACATCACCATAGGATGGCATAAACTCCTTTGTTTCAAACATTTCGTAACGCCAATTCATTGAAGCGTACATGTCTTTTGCAGATGTATGGAGAATGACAATCGGAGACGACTCGGTCCATGTATCCAGGAATTCGCTTTTCCATTTTCCAGATTGTAGAATATTAATTTCTTCTGTGTCATTGGTGACACGGTTTTCGGTAAGTGGGAGGCGAAAATACCAGTAGCGCAAAGAGAGGACGATGTAGACAATAATGGCTACTACAATGAAGGTTGAAATGAAATGCATCTTAAAATAAGCAAACCAAAAATCCTTAAAATATGCGCACGCGATCTTACTTCATAATTTTCACCAATCTGATGCACTATTTTGAAAAACTTTTTCTTCTTCAGAAAATTGCGTTTCTGACGGCGAATCCAGACATTTCATTGATTGTCATTTCATACTTGGAGAAGTCCGAATATTCGTTGTATGTTACAGCCGTCAAACCTCTTTTTGAATTACCATCGGACAAGTTGCAGAGGATCAAGGGGCTCCATAAACTTCTTCCAGATGCGACAATGTGTCCTATTCAAACTCCAATGTCAAGAAAATTAAAACTTCTCGTAGATGTTAACACGTATCCTCACGGAACCGAAATGCGGGAGATAATTCAGTACTTACTGGATGGATGCGTCTATACTTTATTTGTTGTCGCGAATTATTCGTACCCCTTGCCAGTGTTTTCGTTTGAGATGAAAGATTGTGTTAACAAAGCAGAAATGAGACGAGAAGCACTTGATCACTTGAATAGGTTTTTAAGTGAGTATTTCATGCTGTTGTTATCGTAGATATGCGTAATAAAATATAATTTCTAAACTCAATTCACGCGCTGTCACCATCCCTACAAAATTACTGGGATATTTGATTTGCATACTGGACATTGTCTTTTCTCGAAACGGAAAATACATTTGATGCACATATCGCTGCAGCAAGAAAAACAAACATAGAATGGAACGTCTTTGGATAATTCGTCGTAGCAGGTGGCACATTCAAGCTTATCATTTCTCACCATCTTTCGGATAGCCGGAATGACATTCGGGCAGTGGCGATCGAACATCTTGTAATTGTCCTTGTTCAGAACAATTGTCTCACCGCGGATTAAATTCCGATGATTTTCAAGCTGAAGTTGTTCTGCCATAAGAAAATAGGAATCGTTATGTGGAGCACGATGGATAAGTACCAAAAGTTCCGGCTGCTGAGTGCATTGCATGATCCATGGCATTAATTGCTGTAAAGTACACGATGATGCGTCATAAACAACGTTTTCTGTAAAACGCGCCTTCAGTACTTCAGTCGTTAACTCCTGTTGCGTTAACATTCGATGAAATTATGACTGTGATTGTAAAGTGAGTTTTCGTGCATTTAGATAATCGACAACGTGCATATCGTGAGTAACGACGATAACTGTAAACAGTTTCGACAAATGCTGTATGATATGAAGTACTCTTTTCTCCGATTCCGAGTCTAAACTGCTGGTTGGTTCATCAAATAAGAGCACACGAAGTGCTGAAGATGAGTCTCTACTTCTTAGGAGTAATCTCAAAAGCAGAACAATTTGGCGCTGTCCCCCAGACAAGTTTTCTCCACCTGGTCCAACTTCGCCTTGAAGATCAATGTTTGCAAAATATTCCACCAGCCCGACCTCTGCAAAGAGATTTTGTATCATTTGTTTCGTTTGCATCGTCGTTTCTTCTCCTTCACGAGTTGCCCACAAAGTACCATAAGTCAGATTGTAAAGTACAGAGGCACTGAAAAGGCGTGTATTTTGGTTCAGGTACCCAATACATTTACGCAACTCATGCTTTTTGAGATGTTTACCACCAATCGTAATTGATCCGGAGGTGGGGACTGTGAATCCAAGAAGTAATTTGAGAATGGTCGTTTTCCCACTTCCCGATGTCCCTGTAATGGCAACTGTTTCCTTGTCATTTATCGTCAATTGAAAATCCGATAAGATTTGATTGTCAGAACCTTCATATTGAAAATTGACATGGTCGAATACTATAGTTCCATTCGTTGGTAGCGCATTAATTGTATCGTTTCTTGCTAGAAGAGTCTTTCGTTGGGCTTGACGCAATCCTTTTATGAATCCGTTCATTTCTGCGAAAATACCTGCATAGTTCTCGAATGTACATACCGTGGATATGCGGTAGATATTAGGAATGAGATAGCCAACGGTGAGGAAAATCGTAATCATGAGTCCATGATCGATTTGTTCAGTTGCAAAAAGATAGACAGATAAGGACGCAGTGCATAAAAAGAATACCGCGTTGAAAAAATTGTTGAAATCACGTCCATGATTTTCGCAAGTGAGTGACTTTCGATATATATTGTCAAGATGTTGTGTGACATTGTCAAATGCTTGAATCTCACCTTCTTTCTCGTCATTGGTTAGAATCGAGACTGCATTCGATAAACGGTCTTGTGCTCGTTCGTACGTGCTCTCGAAAAGTTTTTGGGCTTCTTGTGATTTGCGGACACAGGATGTAAAACTGAAGTAATGTATAGCTAAAAGAAGACTCACGAGAGATACCACGAGTATTCCGAGTTGCCAGTTTACAAAGCACAAATAGATAGATACAATCAAAATACTGAGCAAATTTGGCAGGAAATTGAGACACACATCAGAAATTGCATCTTGAAGTTTGTCCGGAAGAATAACAGTTCTCGCAGATATTTTACCTAACTCGAGTGTTGTGAATTCGTCTTCTAATGAATGGAGAAGATTGTCAAAGACGAAGCGCAAGGCAAAAGAATGCAGCTGGGGAAGTAAGTAGGCATAGCAGTAATTAGCTATCGAGTCGGCAATAAATCCAAAAAGATACAATGCAAACATAAGAGCTACATACCAAAACGAATTTTGTAGCTGTAATTTCGGATTTGCAGCAGAAACATCGGTATCTAAAAAGGCGGAAAAAAGGCGAGGTGCGATGATTGCATCTAATGGATACGATGCCATAATTGCGAGAAAATAAATCAGACAATACCCATAATGTTCTCCTATGAATGCTTTTACTAATTGAATAGCTTCATCAAAAGCTATGTTTTGATCCATGATATTTTTTAATAAGTAACGGCGTTTTAATATTCTATGCAATAATTTTTCAGGTCGATGCAATCACATCCATGGACCAAATTATTTCGTAAAGATCGTCGTAGTTGTCGCTTTCTTTGTCGAGACACGAAACCAACAATGCTTTCTCTCTTTGCGTTACTCGCACCTTCTGTCTTCCTAAAGCAAAAATCAAAACTCCATATTTACTTTGCACTGCGCTCATCCATGGCTCCACCAAAAAATGAAAATTATGTCTCAGAAGAAGTGCAAACGTTTTCAAATCATTCATTTCGTACTTGTCGAAACTTTTGGTCGAAAAATGAAATTGTAGGTGCGCTCCGTAACATGGAGACGGTAACGTTTTGCTAGTTAGAAAATGCTCAATGATTATTGCAGGGCCACCAACTTGTGCAAGTGTAAAAAAGAGCATTGGCGACGTCATTTCAGGGAAGACATGAAGTTGAAAAGCTTTTTCAAGAATGATTTTTCCATTTGTCTTTTTCGATATTCGAATGGCAATATCTTCTGTCAATGTATAGTACTTTAAAAGCACATTTACGACCATTTTCTCGAAATCTGTTTGATGAATGGATGCTAGGACAAAAGCGACATCGCCGAGTTTTGAACATCGAAGGAATATTTCATCGGAATATTGACGCTGTGCACCATTTTCGGAAAAGAATTCAAGAAGATAAAAGAAACATTTGTCAGAAAAGCGCATGATTTCATCCAGAGATGGTCTTCGCATCAAAATATTTCGGTAAGAGTATTCGCATATCTTCGGAGTTCGTCGAATTTCTTTAGCTAAAGTCTCGAACTGAGAAAAATCAGACTTTCCAACTAGATATTGAAAACATCGCACACTGTCGTAAAGAATTATTTGGTTGAAGATGGCTTTGAAAATCTCTTCCATGTGCGATGCTGAAACTTTCGTTAAAAACAGATCGATAGAACATGGGTCGTCGAAGCGAATACACAATATCAAAGTAGTATTCAAAATGACGAATGGTGTGACTTTGCAAACCGTCTCTTCTTCGATAAACAAAGGTATGAAGACGGGAGCCAAAGAGGAATACTTTTCTCTATCTCTGTCAAATCTGTAATCCAATTTCAAGAACAATTCTTTCACCATCTCAACTAGTCTTCTTTTCCAGAATTGTCCCATGGAAAGACATATGCTTTGGAAGTTATGAGACCAGTAAACAAGTGATCTATCCGCATGAAAAGCTGAACCAATGACAACTCGGAGCATTTTTTCAAGAACGTTCATGTCTTCCAACCAGATGCAAAGTTCTCTTAACTCCACGTCAGTTCGAATTCGATCCGATAAAAAAGCAGATATACGTTTACGACAACTTACAAATGCTGCTCCATATCTGCCAACTTTACCAGCCAAAATCGTGTTCAACATTATCGGTACTTTCAGACGTCGAGTTTGTTTCGACGACAGTGATGTCTCCTTTGAAGGACTCTTTGGTGCCTTTACAAGACGTAAAAATAGATGTAAATTATAGACATTCATTTTTCCTCTAAATTATGACGCTGTTGTTTAGAACACACACTCAATTGATCGGTATCCTTGGATAGCTGCAAAATCTAAAAATGAATGATAATGTTGATTGTCTAGTGCAGCTACATGTCGCACCACTTGTTTCAGAGCCGTTACATATTCCAGACATGGATTGCTTTCTGTATCAAAGGAAGGAAAGAGTAAGAAGCAGTTGTAATTATATTCATCGTTAAATAAATCAAATAAAAGGTGGCTTTTCTGACATTTGTCAAGGATTTTGAAAAGATGCCATAAAATATCAAAAGAATAAGTTTTCTGTTTTCTTATTAAATACATGGCTACATAACAGAAATGGTTGATTGCCCTTGCATCCGATGGGACAGAATGCAAAAACATGAACAACCACGGATCTTCTTTGTCTTCATTTTCACATAACGGTAACGAGTGCTTTGAAGCAATGTGTCTATCCAAATTGAATTTTCTCGAATGAGTTTTTGAACAAAATGGACAAGAGAATACTTGTGGGCGAAGAGCTGTATCCATAATCTACTCGTTGTTGTTGATAAGCCATGTCCACTTTTTTATATTGAGGAGTAAAAGTTTTGCACATCGGAGTGTGTCTTGAAAGAAGTCTCTTTAAAATTGACGATTCGGACATTTTCACGTCTTTTTGCCCTCGAAATGGCGACATATGCTTGACCATCTTCGAAAATATCTTCGCCTAAATCAATTTCAATCGCGTCCAATGTCATTCCTTGACATTTATGCTGCGAAATCGCCCATGCATACTTGACGGGAAGGTAAGAAAAGTTAATTTCGCGTCGCTTGTCGAGGAAAAACGACGTTTCCAAATATTCGAGTCGAACCATTTCATTGTCCATTAACTTGATATCGATCGAACGATCAAAGCGATGCATGGCAGTTACTACACCTCGAGTCCCATTCACAAGTTTTCGTTCAACATCCAGGTTTCGCGTGATCATGATTTGAGTGCCTACACACAACTCTAAATCCATCATTATTCCAGACGACGCCGCGTATTTTCGGAAGACCGTTTCGAATTTCTTGTCAATTCGCGGTGGACAAAGCTTGACATTTCCTTTGATCTTTTCTGGTGGCGCTTCGTAGGAAGGCAAATTGAGTTGGTCTACTTGATAATTTTTCGGGAAAAGTCTTGTTGGTTCGATTCCTGGAGGAAAAACTGTATTGCGCATTGAATCAATCATGGCGAGATCAGTAGGACTCATTTCAATAGAACCCCAACGAAGTCTTTTCAAAAGATCTGCGAATTCAGGATCTGTCGCTTGCCGGACATTTGAAGTGAGTGTTACGATTTCAAAACTTCCCTTGCTCCATTCTGGACTTTTGAAGCAGTATTCACCTTTGACGGGTGGCAATTGACAGAAATCACCTACTAGAACGAGTTGGATACCTCCAAATGCTCGTTTCGATCGGGGCCGCATGGCAGAAAGGAATTCTGATATTTTGGTGAACAAATCTTTGTCAAGCATGGACACTTCGTCCACGATGAGGCAATGCAATTCGTAAATTCGTTTTGCAACTTGAAACTTTTCTGGCTTTTTCATATCTCGGACAAGTTCTTCGACAGATTTATCGCCAAGTCCTATGCCAAGAAACGAATGCAGTGTTTTACCACCGAGGAGGAGCGCAGCCGTTCCTGTCATAGCAGTGACAGCCACGACCTTTTCAGCTTTCGTCATTTGGTCGACGATTTCTTTGACTGTGAACGTTTTCCCGGTTCCTGGTTCCCCTGTCAACAATATGTTCCTTCCATGATGAAGAACGGCATGGACTGCTTTTGCCTGAGTTTCGTTTAAAATGGAAGATGTCGCTATCGTCGCAAAATCAGAAACGCTTTCAGAAACTGCTTTTTCCACGTCGGAACAAAACGATGCAAATATATTTGTTTGTTTCATAGCCTTTTTCTCTGTTTTCAATGCAATGGGGGCGAGAAGACGTCTTTGTTTCTCTTGAAGTTCGGTGGTATCCAGACGGTAATGACTTGCTACTGCTTCTATGGAATCAAATTTGTTGGAAGCCAATTCTTTCAAAGCAATGTCATAAATACGAGATAGCACTGAAGTTTCGGTTCTTTGTACGGCGTCTGCAATCTGTGGAAGTGGCAACCTTTCATCTTGGTATTTTCGCATGACCATCGACTCCTCCTCCACGTCCCACTTTTTTCCTGCACGAGCAGGTTTTTTTTGTACTGTCACGGTGATTTCCATTTTGATTTCATTGCGCGGGAAAAAGTAGAGGTGATGGAGGATGAAAACGTTCATTTTTTTCAAACGTATACTTCATAGATGGACGACTTACAACGACTTGCCGAAACCTCGGAGATTCTAGAAATGCCGTCAAGGCGGAATCTGTATTCTCAAATTGCAAAATACGCATTGGCTTTGCTTTTAGTGGTATGCATCCTTTATTTGGCCATATGTATTTATAATCGTGTCACCGTCGAACCTGTGAATGTCATTGAAGTCATCATTTCGAAAGATATGATTGCACCTGTGCAACCATCAGAAGAAATCCTTGTGAATATGCTTCGAAACATTCGATAGTAGAAAAAAAATGAAAGGTTGAATGTGAATTCTAATATAAAGAAATGCCACACTTATGAATAAAAGATGGAAAGCTTGAGCGACGAAATTTTGAAGTCGTGGGTAAAAAGCAAGTCCAAAAAATGTGAAGAGAAAAGAGGAGAAACTGTTTTAGGGAATGATATTTGGTGTGAAACGTGTGGATTGGAATCGTGTCATGTCGAAGAAGGTTACCTAGTTTGTCATGGATGCAGTGTTGCAAAATCAGCTACTCTGGATTCTGGCGCAGAATGGCGGCATTTTTCAAGT